CGAGCGCCGTCCCAAAGCCTGAGAGCATCACCGGATTCCCCGCCCGGTAGACCATCGACCCTGGAATGATGACCTCAGCCTTCAGGACGTGCATATTCGCCGCGTGGAGATGAGCTTGTGCGCGTAGAGTGGCCTGCTGTGCGTTCTCTATCCGCTCTCGGACTAGTAGAGTGTCCTGAAGACTCAAGTCAGTGCTCTGAGCCGTTGTAGTGGCCGCGTTGGCCGTTGCTTGGAGCAACTTCTTCGAGTGCGGGTCGAAATACATCACCACGGCTTTCTTGTAGGTCTTGTCACCGTGGTGCTGCTGGTGAATGCGAAAGCGTGTGGAATACGTTTTGTAGATGTACTGCGCATTCTTGTCTGTCAAGCTGGAGATGGTCTTCGCGTCCAGCTTCGGACGGCTGTAGAAGACAAGTTGGTTTCCGCGGATAGTGAACTCGTAGTTATGCGCGTTGGCGATGCGGTGCAGAAAGCCGAGGTCAGTCTCAAGCCGCTGCGTCCGGCGTTGATAAGGAACATCGGGACTCACCTCTGTCGAATCCACGCTCATCCCGTACTGGTTGGCGATGGTGTTCGCTATCGAGATGAGAGATTGGCCCTCATAGGCGACTGATTTCGGAGTCCTGATGGCGTGCGTAACCCCGGCCTGGATGGCGCGAATCAGGAACGTGTCCGGCGGTCCCTCTGCTTCCCACTCGTCCACTTCAAAGTTTCCACAGGACACGAGAGACTGGCCTTGATAACCGATAGACAAGCTGAGCGCTGTGCCGATCTTCGGCGGATTGTTCGCCCACGCGCGCGCCGAATCCTCTACCTGAATCTCCAGCACGTTCGCCTTGCCCCCCACAGCTTCGTCGTAGTGGATGTGCTGGGAATGGGTCAGCAGGTTGCCAGCGACTTGAGTGCCGCCGTACATGATCTTCCACGCCGGGATTTGTACGGATGCGCTCAACTTATTATCCCCACGGCGTCGAACTGGTTGTGCTGGTCGCTGGTGTGATCAGCGGGACGAATACCTGAACACCCTGCGCCACAATGTCGCCAATCGGAATGCCAGGGTTGTTCTGAATCAGCGGCTCAACCTGCGTGCTGTCGCCGTACATCCGATACGCTATCGCGTCCCAGCGTTCCCCCTTGGAAACGTAGATGATTCCCGAAGATGGCGCCGACGGATTGACGTAGGTGGTAACGAGTGACGATGTCAGGACTCCGCTTCCACCATTTGGAATGACGACATTCGGCATCTACGCAGCCCTCGCAATCGTACTCAACGGGACATTCGTATACGGCGTCTGTGCCGGTATGCCCGACGGGGAAGCCGTCGCAGGACTCACGACAAGCGTTGAGCCGGCCGCTGCGCTCTGTGAAGTAGTAAGCCCTGGAGGATTGGTGTTGATTGTCGAGTTGCCGATGGTCCCGACCGTCATGGTGTTGCTTTGGAGCGTGGACGGTGCTACATACTCGGTCAGCTCAAGATCCATCTCCGCAGCGATCACAGAACCGTCGTCTGCCATCCACCGCTGCTTTAGCCGGTAGTTCGAGATGACGAAGGTCCCGAGGATGTTCTTGTTCCCAAAGACGAACTGCTGCGGAACGTGGAAGTCGGCAAGCTGTGTCAGTGCATTGATGGCCGTCTGAGGCTTGCACCAAAAGTTATGCAGGTAGATCGACAGTTCAACATGCCGGAGGTTGTCATATATCCACTGCAACACAGGAGGCGCACCGATTACGTTGATGGCTTCGTAGTGGTACTTTTTCTCGATCTCCAGCTTGGTCGGACTCGCAAGAGGCTGGAAACTGACTGGTCCGAAAGATGCAAACATTAGCGTGCCCCCCCCCATTGCTTACGGGCATTCTGCTGGTTATACTTCTCAATCTCCCGTTCAACCATATCTCCCATCGCTTTTGGGTCCATTTCTTGGCTTGGAGGGTAGATGTTGATATTCGGATTATTGTTTACGGTTCCGGCTGATCCAAGCGCGGAAAATGGTGTGGTATTAGCGAACGGGTTTGCCAATCGAGGCGATCCGAACGCCTCAGTGTTCCATCCATAATTTCCCTGTACGGGAACTGCGATAGGCCCTTTCCAGCCTTCCAGTACAGATGTTTTCTCTTGCATCCCTTGGTACGCTTCAAATCCGATAGGATCATGCCTTTGCAACCAGTGACCGGCACTCCACCCAATCATTCCCCCAGTCACTGCCTCTCCAATAAATGGAAGAAATCTTGAGAGTCCTGCTGCCTCAGCGGCTTTACTCCCGCCATACATCGCTTCCCGAACGGACAGCGTCTTGGTCGCCGCCGGGAACAAACTGCGTACCCATCCATAAGCAGCGGCACCGCCAAGTCCTTTCCATATCATCGGACCTACCTTTACCGCTGCCGCCAACATTCCCGCTCCTACTCCAACCTCCAAACCCCTTCCGACAACTTTCGCCGCAGTCGGATGCTTATCGGAAAACTCGTTCATCTTGTTTATAATTTCCGTCATCTGGTTAATGTCGGTAGTCAGATCAGGAAGAATACGAGTCCCGATAGATTCCTTGAACTCCTGCCATGCGCTTTTCATTTCTTGCATGTGCGCATCAAAGGTAGCAGCGCGGTCTTTCGCATCCTGATCTAACTGCCCACTTGCGTGGTCTATTTCGTTGTACGCCTCTTTCAAATCGTCCATGTGCTTGATAAGCAAAGAGACGTTGGCCCCTTGGCTTCCCATTGAAGACTCAAGGGAGCGCTTCTGCTTGTCAGACAGTTCGCTCATCTTCTCAAGGGTCTTGATAAGGTTGACGTGCCCATCAGTTGTCTTTACGACCTGGAGGCCATACTTCTCCATCTCATAGCGGCCATCTTTCATTTTGAGTAGAGAGTTGACGATTCCAGACAGGATGGGTCCTGATCCGCGCGGGCCGCCGAGGTTGATCCTGTTGCCCTCGGCCATCAGTGCGAGCATAGTCTTCTGCGCTACATTGTTGACTTGTGCCGCTGTGCCGAGCATTCGAAGCGCCATTGACATGCGCATCAGGCCACCGCTGCCCATCGGGAAGCGCGCCTGAAGAACGGCTATCTCGTCGCCAAACTCCTTCATTTGGTCGATTACGGGACGACTATTGTCTCCTAAATTCTGGACTGCCGAAGACAAAACTTTTGCGGCAAGTGGTGCCGTGTCTCCCATGACTACAGCTAATTTTGCTGCGGTTTCCGTCTGTTCTTTGATTGCATCATCATCACGGAACGTCTTGTACAGTTCCGTCATTGCCTGCATGGCTTCTTCTGCGCCGCCCTTCAGCGGCAAGGAAGCTCCAATCTCGTCAGCCTGATGCTTATACCGTTCCATCGCATCCGCATTGGCGAGAGTGGCCTCTTTCAGGCCTACCATCTGCTCTTGCATGGCGGCGGCTGGCTCAATGACTGTCTTCAGCGCCTCGTATCCGGCAAACACTTCGCCGGCCGCCATCCCAATGCTGGCGAAGTTCTCCGCCATCTCGCTGAATCGGTCATTGACCTGCTTTAGAGGGTCAGTAACCTCGTCGCGGAGTTGGACGAGGACCTTCAGGATGGATGTCTGATCATCTTCGCTCAAGGTTTCCTCCGCTTCGGAATGCTTTTTTCAACCGCTTTCGAGTAGGAGTGCATAACTAGGTACCACCCTACCAAATCGCCTATTGACATGGAATCGATGGATTCAGGGCTGACCCCTTCATGCACCATCGCTCCCAGTGCTTCCATGCTTAGGACGACTGGTCTGTTTCCGCGTCCTGAGCGGGTTTCGGTGCATCCTGATCCGTTTTCAGGACACTCGAAATCCTCTGGAGCAAAGGGCGCAATACCTGAGAGACCTCGGCGCGAAACACCATCGCATCGTCGAAGTCCATCTCGTCCACGTCTTCCATGCGGATGCGTTTGCCATCCACAAGGGACAGCCGGGAAGCCAAGGCGTCCTGAATCTTGATGCTGTCGGCATTCTCGCCGGCGACCGTAGCGGCCAGGCGCTGGTCACGACCAGTACCTTTCAGCAAGATCACGTGCTTGCCAGAGGGGAGGTCGAACTCGCGGCGAATCTGTTCGGGGGAGGGGGTTGTATCGGAAGTCAGTACGATGGGTCCTGTTGCCATTTGAATCACCTCACGCCAGTGCTTGGCTATGGTTGTGGTCTGGCCTCTACGTCCCTTGCGAGATGTTGAGCCGAACATTGAAAGTGCATCCGTCAGTCACGAAGCCGATGAACCCGCTTGATACTGCCGTCAGAAACTCAGCAGGCGCGCCGGGCAAGATCGCGAGTCCCGTCTGGGGAGTGACCGCAACAGGACTCGATGCGCCCAGTGCGACATACACCGGCTCAGCTCCCACATTGGCAAGACGCAGAGTTGCGCCCGTGCCAGGGTTGGCGATTGTCTGTGCTATTCCGCTTGCTACGACTTGCTGCGAAGCGGATGGAGCATATCCGTTTGCTGCCACTTATCAACCTCCGATGTTTGCGCGGTAACCGGCCAACTGGTCAACGCCATTCACGACATACTGGTTGGAGAATGCGTCAAAAAGGTAAATCTGAGTCCCGCCAACGCTTAGATCGACGTGGTAAACATCGAAACTGGACGTGAACTCGACTAGCTCCTGCGACTTGAAATCAATGTCTCCCACATCGAACGGGACGCCGTTGAAGTTGTAGATGACAGGACTCTCGGAAACCTCTCCCGATGCTGAGAGTGTCTGGAGATCGCCCAGGCAGCTTATGGAGCATGTCGAACTGGACAATGCCACTTGGCTGATGGTGTCAGAATCAAACGAAGACCACTTGATAGTGGACTCCATCATGTCCCATCCAGTCGGGATCTTGATGCGCGCGGCCATGCCGAGTCCCTTGTAGTCTGCCCGGATGCGCTTAGGCTGAGGAATCTTCACTTCCGCGGCGCGCCCGAGGAGTTCGACGCCGTTCAAATAGACGTTGCAGTTGGACAAACTGTTAATCACGAGATTCGCCACGATTCACTCCTTATGCGGTCGCTACGACGGTGTTGGATGAGCTGCTGCTCACGGATGAGCCGATGTTCGCCAAGAGCGAAGTGTCGACGTTGAACTTGTAGTTGATCTGCTCGGCAGGAGGAGGCGGCATCAAGTCAACCTCGAAAGTGATCTTTCCAGCCTGCAAATTGGCAACCGTATTATCGGCAGTGTTGTACGTGACCATGCTGCCGGAAATCAATGCTCCGCTCTGAATGAGCGAGTTGATAAAAGAGTTCACTGCCGACAGAATCGTGTTGATAAGTCCGTTGGTGATGGGCTGGTCGAGGTAGGGGAGCGAGCTGTATTGGATGCTCTGCTCCACAACGTCGAGAGTCCTGCGGATCGAGATGAACGTCGTGACATTGCTGCTCGATGGGAAACTCGAAGAGCGGTTTCCCCAGACCCGGTATCCAGTCCCGTAGCCATTGAAAACGGTGATGATGCCCTGAGCGTTCAGCGTGTTGGTGTCGCTGGCGCTGTCGTAGGCGCTCATGTACATGCTGATGTCAGGACCAAGCACGCCATTGATGACGGTGTTGGATGGCGAGTACCAGTATCCGTCTGAAAGGTCTTTGCCGGATGTGGCACCAGCTACCCATGTGCTGTACGGGGTGTCAACATTCCCTGTCTTGTAGCCGAGGCTGACGGTACCCTGAGCGCTGATCGTTACGCCGGTCGGATTAATGATGCTGGTGGCCGACTTGAGCTGCCATGGGAAAGTCAATCCGAGGCGGTCGCTCGACTGATTGAACGCATTGCCGGATGCCCCGCGATTGGCAACAGCCGTGCTCACGCCGATACCGGCAGGCGCGTCGGTGAAGGCGTAGGCCCGAAGGGTAGTGGCCATGGCCAGCAATGCCGCGCTGGTGGCCTGGTCTGTGAATGTGGGGGTAATCAGGAGCTTGGCAAACAGGCCCATCGTCTGGAATGTGGTCTGCAGCGCCTGAATGCCGGTATAGACACCGCTGTTGACGGTCCCGATGATGTCGTTGGACGTTACCTTGGACGGGTCGGCATACACGCCAGTGACTTGAAGCGCCTGGGCGGAAGTGATTGCGCCGCCGCTCTTGGTGTAGAGCAATCCGTTCACATAGTCGATGGTGTAGTCAGTGTTTTCGACATAGGTCGTCGAACCGGCCTGGTTCTTCACCACGACGGTGGTAGGCGGTCCCGCGAAGGTCACATTGAACGTCGCGCCGGTTCCGCTCCCCGAGGTGCTGGCCTGAAAGACAGGATTGGAAGGAACTGCCGAGTAGCTGCCCGCGGTGGTCACGGTCGCCGTCAGGACACCAAAGATGCCAAGGTTGAAGGTTGCTCCGGTTCCGAGTCCTGTTGAACCCGCTTGCGTGAATGTCGCACTGTTGACCGTGAAGACGCCAGCATTGACGATGTTGAAGGTGGCCACGCCCAAGGTGATCGCCAGTTCGGCGCCAGCCAGCCCAGCGCCCGTTACGGGCTCAAGAGCAGGTGCCGTGGGGTTGACCGTGTAGGAACCAGCCAGCGAGATCGAGAGTACTGCGGTAATTGCGCCGCCGGCCACTGTCACGGATGCTTGGAACTTTGTGCCGGTGCCAGTCGTGCCGGTCACGGTCTGAGTCCCGTTCGTGCCGCCGCTGCCGCCGGCCGCCACCGTGGCGCCCGTAACCTGAGTTGAGGTCACCGTCACTTGCGGAGGAGTTGATGCCGTCCCGCCCGTCAAGGTGATGCTGTCGCCGGCTGCGTAGTTGTGCGATGTAGCGCCGCCGGGAGCATTCACCGCCAGTGATACGAGGTTCGTTGTCGCGACGGTCAGGACCGCGGGAGTCGAAGCCATGCCGCCGGCCAGGGTAATCGTGTCGGCTGTTGCATAACTGTGGCTTGCCGCGCCGCCTGCCTGAGCCACGGTATCCACAGACGCCGTAGAAAGCGGGGTGTTGGGCAAGCCTGGACCAATTAGGCCCATGTGGCCGAGTGTCACCGGCACACTGTTCGATGCGGGTCCTGTCAGAGGATTGAGTGTGAACGTGCTCTGGTGCAGCAACGGATTGAACACGTCGATGACAACGACAGAGCCAGCATTCTGGAGGCGAATATCGGCCAGAGCTTCGGGAATCGTATAGCCCGAAATCAGTTTGCCAAAGTTCGAGTCCGAGTTGGAGTTTGAGGTCAGGGTAGGAGTATTGATTCCAGGTCCTGATCCTGACGTAGCTGACCACTGGGGAGCAGAGCCAATCAGGCCAATGACCGCCGAGTTGGTGACCTGAATCGTGTTGCCGCTGGTGTTGACCTCAGTTACCGTGATGCCGTGGAAGAAAGCCATTTTCTCCGCTCCTTTGCCGCCAAACGTGAAAAGGCCGGGACGAATCCGGCTTATCAAGCCTTCTCCATCCCGGCCAGGTTGTTCCTGTACCGTCGATACAAAGTGTATCAGGTTGCTACTCTGATGGGACGATGATCTGATCTCCGCTCGGAGTAACGTTGAAAATCTCTTTCTGCAAGTTCGCCAGTGCGTAAGAGGGCAGCAGTCGCGGGCGAACAGTGAGGACGTTGAAAGTCAGGTCGTACAGCCAGACGCGGCCTTGTGGGTCCTGTTCCGAGAATCTTTCCTCGGTGAAATAGGTGTGGCGGCACCCAGTTGGCTGGAATCCACCCAGCGCTGATTCAATCGCATCGATGAGCGCGTAGACTGATCCGGGTCCGCTGAGGTTCCATGCTGTCTTGCGTGCCTCGACGTGGATTTTGAACTGAAGCGTGCGCTCTTGGACCATGCTCGACGTAGCAAGCGGTTTTGAGAGTCCTGTGTTGCTGTAGGAGATCAAGACAAAAGCAATCGCTGAGCTTGCCCACCACGTATCAAGGTCAAAAGCTGGGTAGATGTAGACCGGGATCGCCAGGGAACCGGAAGCGAAGAACGCCACGAGCTGAGCGGCAATCTGATTCTGGATCGAGTCCACAGTGAGGGACGCTGTAGGCGTGTTGGTCCTGCCGCCCCATGCCGTGGGGTCGATCTGTACAGGAAGCGCACCATAGGTGGGGTCGCTCATTTACGCATTCGCCTTTGCGCTCAGTTTCTCGGCTCGCGCCGCCGCTTCCTCTGCCAGTTTCTGATGCTCTGCCGCGCCCTTGGGGAGGTTGTCACGGTAGGAGTTGGCAGCAGAACGGTAATGGTCCTGAGCTTGCCCATGAGCGGCGGCCGCTTCCAGATGCTTGGCCTTCTGCTCAACGGTGAGGTCCTGCGCCGTCTGGCCATCCTGAACGCCTCCCCATCCGTAAGCCTTGCGCTGGTGATCGTCCTTCATCTGCGAGTGGTGTAGACCATGGGCAATGGCCAGGTGCATCTTCTCTTCGCTCGCGCCGGCGTCCCGCTTTGCCAGCCCGCGCGTCTGGTTGCATAGAACGCAAGGGCAGCCCATGCCGTGGTTGTTGTAAGGGTTGGGGGTTGCCGACTTCGCCATTCCCATTCTGGAGTCTTCGTAGAACATTTGTCACCTCGAATGCGGCAGTACGATTTCTACGCCGAAGTTCTGTTTGCTCTGACGTTGCGACGATGAGCCGGTGATTGTCAAGGTGCGGTGCGTGATCCAGCATTCTTGCACCAGACCGCCCAGGGTCAAGTCCGCCGTGGGTCCTACTGAGTCTTGGATGGCGCTCTCAACCGCATCCGCAAGGTTGTTAAGATTTGAGACATTGGTCTCATCTGGAACTTCGCCTTGAAGGGAAACAACTGAAATCGTGCAGAGTAGAGATACCCGCGCAGGCGCAAATAGAACGCTACGGTCATAGATTTCACCGGCCTCCATCATGAAGAATGCGGGGTACTGCTCCTCGGCCAAGTCAGTGTCAGGAACCGGGCGCCTACCAGCGTAGTTGAACGGGCTTGTCGGGGTCACAAGCGCCGTCTTCAACTGCGCAAAGAATGCCGAGTATATGGCCTCGCGACCGATTGGGTGTCCCATTACTCTCCCGACTCCTTGATTCCTTCGTCTACCGCCTGTTTCAATCGCGCTTCAATCCATGCCCGGTTAGCGTCAAGAGCAGGACCCGCGAACGGACGCGCCGGGATTGAGACGTGATGCACGAGAACGAAAAGCAGATGCACGATGCCATCCATGACGCCGAACATGTAGACTTGATTCCCGACGTTTGAAAAGAAGATGCGCTCATAACCGGCGTCTTTGGCGTCCCGCGGAGCGAACCTTGCCACTCCTGCTGGCGTCAGTGCATCTTCCATTGGAATTGCCAGCATGTGGCCATTGGCCGCATCGATCTCCGCACCGAACTCTTGAGCGGGGCCGTACTTCAAGCCTTTCCCGGCCATCATGCCACCGGTCAGGCCGTGTTCATCTTCCTCAACCGGCATTGCCGCCATAGATGCGGCAAGGTTTCCAGATCGTCTCTTGAGTCCTGATTCCGTGAAGTGCTGCTGCCCGTAGCTAGCCAAGTGTTCGCCGATGTTCACCAGTTGGCGGCGCGCGGCTGTTCTGATGGCAGGACCCATATGATCCAACCGTGCAGAGAGCCGCTTGCCGCCTTCTAGGGTGATGTCCATTACGCTACAGCAGACCCATTCAGCGATGTTGCGTACCAGACGCCGTTATATGCGGTGAATGTGATCGACGCTCCAGCCGCCGGAGTCGTACTCCCAAGCGTTCCCACATGGACAGTGCCGTTGATCCCATTGGCCGCGGTGGTGATGGTGTGCGCATACGCTGTGGTGGTCGTCACGGTCAACTCAGATCCATCCATGCCGCCCGCAGCTGATGAACCTGCAACAGGTTGAGCAAGAGTGACAGCGGCAAGACTGCCTTTGGTGATCACTACAACTCCAGACCCAATTGTAATGGCACCATTGGCCGACAGAACTTGTACCGGCGATTGCACCCCCAAGGCTTGGATGCCTGAAGTGTTAAAGCCGGGGGCAGTGGACGCATCGCCGGGAAGCCCGTTGTCTACGAAGGTGACGCTCTGCAATGTGGTCTGGACGCCGCCGTAGGCGTTCAACTGAACGCCGGGGACGCTGGAGGCAATCTTGCCCTGATTCGAGCCGCCGGCCGTGCGGTACACGTCGTAGACTGCGCCGGGAATCGTATTCCAGTTGATCGAGTTGGATGCGGCTGCCGAGAGAGTTGCGGCACCATTGGTGATCGTCACGGAACCGGGAATCACGTCGCCGTTGACCTTCGCTACGACGACATAGGTGTACGTGATGGACGCGGGCGCCAGCGGTGTCGCAGTGACCACAGGAGGAGCAAGGGGTACCGCCTGAATAGCAGTCGTAAGAGCAGCGATGACATCGGACTGCTGGGCGGGATTGGGGAGCACTACGTTAACAGGCATTTTTTTGTTTCTCCTTTGAGGTTTCTGTTAGACGACACCCATGCCGTCAGTTGGGTAAACTTCGCGGTGTTTGTCGAGCATCGCAATGGTGGACGGATGCGCGTCTTTGAGGAAATAGTTGATGCGGTCAGGACCTACACCGCTTCCGGTATCGCCTACACGTGTCCTGTTCTTGAACAAAAGCGCCGATTGCTGCATACAAGCCATTTGATAATCGTCAGGCACCATGTTCGCGTTGCTTGGCAGGATCGGAATCGCTCCCTCGCACCGCCAGAAGATGCCGTTGTCATTCGTGAGCGAGTTGCGCGTCTGAAGCCATGTTCCCGGCGCTGTTGCGCCCGTCGTGCCGCCGTTGACCGCCTCATAGTAGAATCCGCCTACCTGAATCTGCGCGTTGGACGCCGCAGTTGTCGTGATGGTCGTTTGCTGGTACGGGTAGAACGCCTGAATCACCGCGCCCGGACTCGGAGCAACCGTAAAGGTGATAGTGTTCCCGACCAGTGTGTAGTCTTCGCCCACGCCTTGCGCCTGGACAAACCCGCGCACACTCATCAGTAAACCAGTAGCCGGACTCGGGGCATGGGACAGCGTGAAAACTTTATTGACTCCGTTCACGAGTCCTGATGGCGTCTCGCCCGTCTGCCACATGTTCGTGACCGTTGTCGTTGTCATTCCGATTACGGTATTTGGAGTCCATCCCGGCAAGGTCAGGACCCCAAGCTGCCCCGGTGTCATGAACCCACCAGAGTAGTTCAAAGTGATGTTCTGACGACCTTCCCAGAAGCACTCATCACGTAGGTTGATGAACCAGTTGTCCCATGACAGGTGAGATGCTGAACCGTTCGCAGACGGAAGGATTACGTGTCCTGTTTCCCCGTAGAATCCTGCCAGTACGACAGACGAGACGTTCAGGACCGGATAGATCAGCGCACGCATTGAGCGTCGGCCATTCCCGTTCCGAACCTCGGCGAAGGTGCCCACGGCCAGGGTGCGCGATACGTAGCGATTGATGCCGTCTGATACCGCAGTGATGATCTTTGACAGTGCGGGATCTGATGCGGTTGTTTGGCCCAAAGCGGGGCTTATGTAGTTCTTCAGGTCCGTCAATGTCGTCAAATCAACCGCATGAGGCATCTGCGTTACTCCACTTTGATGCGCGCGCTCTGCTTGCCGGCAACCTTGACCTCGCCCGGAACCGGCAAGTTCAAGTCCTTTGCGTTCGCGGCGATGGCGTCAAAGTCCTCTTGGCTAACCGTCATGCTGACCGGAGAAATCTTGAAGCCGATAGCCTGCAACTTCGGGACGCTCTCCTCTTGCACGGTCACGAACCCGGTATCGTCTGCTTGGTAGTTCCTGCCATCGACAGAAACCTGCGAATTGCCTTCAGGACACTGCAATCTGACCATTTCATTCCCTCCAAAAAATAAGGCAGGAGGCGTTTGGTTGCCGCCGCCTGCCTCATTGTAAATCCATCCGTAGGTTAGAACGTCTGGGTTCCCGTCGGCTG